GTGTTAGTAGATGCCTTCATAGTGCCTTGCAGCGTGCTGAGTCCAGTGACAGATCCACCGGTAATGGTCACTGCACCAGAGCCTTGCGTAGAGATCGTGCCCAAACCAATATTAGATCTAATAGCTGCATTGTTAGCAGAGCCGAGCATAGTGTAGATATCGGCGCTAGTAGCAATAACCTGTGGTACCCCTGCACCGGACGAAGAGCGTCCCAGAAGCTCGTATTGGTTAATGTTAGCCATTTTAGCTAATGTAATAGCTGAATTATCGACAGTCCATGTTGCACCCGAGGAAGACACAGTGATGTCTCCCTTGTCTCCATCCGAAATTAGAGCGCCGGTAGTCCACGACGGATCAGCCCCTGCGCCGTTCGTCATAAGTAGTTGGTTAGCGGTACCTGGGGCCAACGCAGACCAACTTGACGCACCCCTATACAGCAACGTGCCGCGTGTGCTGCTAATAAAATTCAGTACATCGTTAGCAGATATGGGCTTATACTCATCTTGATCTGATCTACGTCCTATAACTACAGATGTAGTAGCTGAACTAAGCTTCTTTAGGGCAATAGAACCGTCTTCAATGATAGATCCATCGGCAATTGCGTCCATAATACCTTGGTTGGTTACGCGCAGCTCACATCTAGCTCCGGCTGTGAATGCCAGGGCGGTAGTGCTTTCTTGCGCCCTAACAATAGTCATACTATCACCGGAGCGTGCTGTAACCTTCACGACCTCATACGTGCCGTCGGTCGCTTCTATAGTCATATAGAAGTACTCACCTGTAGACAGTGATGGGAACAACGATCCGTCGCCGTAGGCTACAGTACACCCTACATCAGCTGCGCTGATCGCGGTATCAAGGGTACTAGATGCGTTATTTTTAAACTTAACAGTCATAACTTACCTCTATAGCCAAGCTTGGCTGCGAGCGCTCATGGGGCCGCGAACATGGCCTAGGTTAGCACGGCGCTTCTTTTCATAATATCCTTCGCGGAACTTGTCTCCGTAATAAACAGCGTATTCCGGATTAGTCCACTCTTTGTTAGGCATCGAAAACAACGACTCTAATGCGCCCCAAACGAACAAGTCCTCTAGTTCGTTGAACGCTTGTTCGTCCATTTCTGTTGCAGTGCGCAGCGGCTTAAGCGCTAGCCACATTCTTACTGTGTACGTTTCTTCATCGTCGGGAAGGGGCAACACTACGTACCTTTGCGGAGATACCATAGTTACAGCTTCTGGTCTAGAGGCATCTGCCACGATAGAATCTGGTAGTACGAAGTCTGAGCCCTCGTTAAACAGGTCTTCGTTGTACTCTCCGGCACCGAGATACCCGCCCGGGGTCTCGCTCCACAGCTCTTCTGCGTCTTCCCCGCTGAACAGGTCGGCCCATTCTGGATAGCACGCAATTGCCACGTCTAGGTTAATAAGACGCAGCGGATCGTTGTTCATACTAAACCCAAACATATGCTCAACCTCTGCCGTGGTCGGCACGTCGAACGCATACTCGTAAACGCCGGGAAGCAACTCACTAGTTGCCGGTACATATCGCCAAGCTAGTGTCTTTTCACATGCAATCCTAGCGGCTGCCCTAATATGCTCAATCACCGTAGGGCGCGGAACTTGCGGAACAAGCGCCTCAACTCGACCTGCAATACTAGCAAACTCACGATCTGCCATTATTAGCCCCTACGTCTCTGTTCTTGCGGCTTACCGTTTTCATTGTCCACTACGTCACGTTGGGACATATCTACGCCTAGCGCTTGCATAAACGAGTCTAAGAATACTTTAGCGCGCTGCGTTTCAGCGTGTTCGTTATCTACAACTTCAGCTAAGTATACCACGCAATCAACGATTGCTCCCTTGTAGCTATCTGGTAGTGCGATGGTATCACCTAGCGCATAATCACTGGGCACTGCAATGTATTCTACACTGAGTTCGGTGCCTGTGGCTGGAGCAGGATAAAGGAAATACCGGCGGGGGTTACGTGGATGGCGCATCCAATTCACCGGAGTTCCGGAGTCCTCGGTGGTCCAGTCGGGTGCTGATCTATCCATCGTTTCCTTATCTACTTCAGCAATAGCCCCGCCGCCAACAACACGGTGTACCTCCATGATACGCGTGATGGTGGCCGAAAGCTCTTGCTCAACTTGATCTGCTGTAGGCGTGATAGTAGTATCTGTGATAAACAAATCCGGGCGCATCATACTAGCCCGTTTAACCGCTTGGTTAACAAAGCCTAATAGATCAGCGTCCGAAAAGCGTTCCGGCATCAGTGAGTTATCGTCGCTGATAAGTACACGTACCTGATCTATTACTTCTTGTGGTGTCATTAGAACTCTCCAATAAGCCCTACAACATCAAACAGCGGTGCTTCTTGCTTTTTCCGTTTGTTTGGCTTCGTATCTACTCTAGTGTTATTAGTCCCAAACGGTTTAGATGCTTCTGCCAATAGTTCTGGGGCAACTTCTGGTGGAGGAACAACCGCTTCCTTAGGGACGGTCACATCCACGGCGGGCTTTCGTTCTGCCAAATTCACGGGTGCGCGCCGCTCTGGATATGCCTCTTCCTCTGTAATAACTTCGATATTGGGATTTTTAAGAAGAAGCTCATTCCACTCAAAAATCACGCCGTTAACTTTACTTCTAAGCATCTTAGTCATGGGAGATACCTTATTGTGCTTCTCTAAAGAAAGATATAATACCAAGTATAATGGCTGCTGCCACACCCGACAATACCAGATCTATACCCTTTTGCCAAGCTTTATTTCTATTCATTTCGTTTTGCAGCCGCGCTGCTCGCAAATAATGCATATCAGCTTGGAAAGCCACTATGCCTTCAGCTTCAGAAGTGTTTATACCCATAGATATAAACATCTCTCGTACAGTTTCTTGCACTGTCTCTTTTATTACTGATTTTAGTTCAGAAGTCATTTAGCCTAGTCCGGTTCTTCATTACCGCCGCCACCGCCTGCACCGCCGCCACCGCCGCCCGTGGGGCCCGTAGCAGACAGAGTATATGTAGCAGAGTCTTGTACAACGTTATTACCTGTCCATCTAATCTGCATAGTCAACTGGCATGTAACCGATCCACCAACGGTAGCGGTAGACAGTGTCCACTCGCGTGAGGTATCTAGTGGCAACCAAGTTGTTAGTGTGCCTGTGGGAGTTGTACCGCTATCAAGCGTTGCGTATATTTCATATTCGCTTAGATCAGTAACTGGGTCTACCCAAGCACTTGTGTCGACAGGTGCGCCAGTTATGTATTTGTAATACCTACCGGCGTTAGAGAACGATACGCCTGCGCTCCATCCATGCGTAGCACTTGAGCTATCGTTGCTAATGCTAACAATACCCGGTGCCCCGAGTGGTGTAGTTTCTAGCGCAGCTGTGATAATACGTATAAGCATCGTATACCTTACACCTGGATGTTTTTTGCCGTGTTGAACAGAGCGTCTAGTTCTTGTTCTGTCTTACCCATAGTTGACCACAATGCAATAATAGTAGGACTATTGCGTGAAAACTCAGTAGCTGTGTCCCATGCTAGTTTAGTTCTAGCGTCTACTTGCTGTATAATAGCCTCTACATCATCGAGCAATCCCGCGTCATGCAAAGCCAATAGCGCCTGCATCCTTGAGATCACTACAACAGCTGGCGCTGTAGTGAGTGCTGTAATTCTGTCATTAAGTGCTTCAATCTGCGTGTCTTTACCAGCTAACGCGGCTTCTGCTACAGACTTAGCATTTTCTGCTGTCTGTTTAGCAGCATTAGCTTCGTCAACTTCTGCGCTCAGCGTCTGTAGTTCCGCCAGAGCAGCTGCGTTCATAGACGGAATAATATCATTAAGCGCAATACCGTCATTGCCTGTAAGCGCTACAGGGAACGGCCCTTTTTGGTCGGGCGTCCAGGATTGAACAACTCCGTCATCATCTCGCGTTACAAACGCAAAGTTAATCTGCGCTTGCACTGTCCCAGAGTACGCATTATTTTCTAGTCCTTCGGGAATCCAGCGCACCAGAAACTCATATGGCTCTCTTGTCGTTTCCATCTTAATCCTCTTATGCTGCTACTGCTGCGCCCGTGTCGCAGGCACACCACGCAGAGCCATCCTTAAATACAAGTACGCCTGTACCGTTTGACGCGTACGCCATATCACCTGTCGTACCTGCTGGAAGTCCGGCAACGGTGTACGACTTTAGATTTGCTGGTCCGCCAAAAGTAAAACTACCATACGTAGTAATGTTACGTGAGCTGTCAATTCCGATAGCGTCCCCGGTGCCGTTTTTTGTAATGTGCATAGCACCGTCATAGTACAGATACTGGTCCGTACCCGTGACTAAGGTAATATCATTATGGGCAGTTATCGATCCGATAGATTCTATACCGCCGCCGTAGAAAGTTAGTCCTGTACCAACAGAGTGAGTAATCGTAAACCCACCTGCGTTGAAGTTAATGACTGCGCCATTGGCTAGAAATAAGTCTGACCAAGCTGTACCTGATACGCCGAGCGAACCAACATCATTTGTAGCCGGAGATAGTCCGTTACCATCTAGAACCAGTCGCTCTGTCTGCGCACCTGCTACATCAATTGCAAGTCTGAACTCTGTATCTTCACTGGCATCTGTGGCGTCGCGACAGTACATAGATACGTAGCCGCCGGATAGGTAATTAGCACCGCTATCACGTCCGCCAAAGCTCAGCACGCCCATATAGGCACCACTGCCGTGCGATTGCGCTCGTTCAAGTGTCAGTGTAGCGTAGGTCGACGTAGCGGCAAATACATATCCTGACTCAGCGTTATTAAATGTTAACAGGTTTGTTGAATGCGTAAGAGTTACGTCGCCTGCGTTGAAGTTAATAACTGCGCCGCTAGCTAGGAACAGGTCCGACCAAGCTGTGCCTGATGCACCTAGGGCAGCTGCGTCATTGGCTGAAGGCTGCACAACAGCGTTAAAATTAAACGATAGTCCGCTTAATGTAACGGCACCTGTGCTATTATTGTAGCTAAAACGCTCTGTTCCGCCGCTATCGTATAGAATATATGCTTTATTGGTGTCAGCACCTATATATCCCTTAACCGCTCCGCCTATGCTAAGCGCTTGCAAATAGGGCGTTGCTGCACGATTAAACGTAGTAACGTTATCGTAACTAAACGTCGCCGGTACATTAGAGTAGAAAGCTGTAGGTGTATTGCCTGAACGCGTTACATATATAGCAACAGCAGCCGCATTATACGCATCATTTACAGTTTGTAGCTCCCATGTCGTGCCGTTTGCTATGGCACGCCAGTACTTTTCGTTCGCTCCGCCGTCAGTGTCATACCACTGAAACATCGGGTATGTGCCCTGCACTTCTGCGTATGGGCCATAAACTGAAAGGCTGCGGTTTGCGTTAATTATAACTGCTTCACCAACGCCGTTGCTATACAGGTGTAGAATATTGTCGAAGTACAGATACTGGTCCGTACCTGTAGCTAGCGCAATATCATTCTGGAACGTAGTGAACCCAATAGAGCTAACAGTTATTAGGTCCGTACCGTTATAGTCGAAGGTAAGCGTATTAGTATTATTGCGGATACCCCAAGCATTGTTGCCTGAGGTCTCGACCCAAAGTGCTTTAGCCGCTGAGCCTGAACGATAAAACCTAACAACGTTAGCGTTAACATCTGCTCCGCCGAAAACTACGTTACCGCCTGCTACAGTTAGCGTATCTGCTGAATGCGTAAGAGTTACATCGCCCGCGTTGAAGTTAATAACTCCGCCGCTAGCTAGGAACAAGTCTGCCCAAGCTGTACCTGATGCACCTAAGGCAGCTGCGTCATTGGCTGACGGAAGCGCAGCGCCATAAAACGAAAATGTATTGGCAGAGCCGCTAATGGAGAACGCGGTTGCTCCAAATACATCGTTAATTAACGAGAAATTATCTGAGCTGGCAGACGATAGCATACGCCACTTAGTTACATTATTCTTCTGCCACAATATACGGCCGTAGCCTGTAGTATTATCATAATGTAGCTGTATATCTGTGCCGAGTGGGTGATTATACTTACCAAGTATAAATGTGCCGCCCCATGCAGTAAGTGTGCCAGCTGTAATGCTTACAGCAGCATCAAACGAATACCCTATAGACGCGCCCGCGAAAGCAAGTAAGTTTGCTACGTGCGTAATGGTTACATCGCCCGCATCAAAGTTAATAACTGCGCCGCTAGCTAGGAACAGATCCGACCAAGCTGTACCTGACGCACCTAAGGCAGTTGCATCATTGGCAGAAGGTTTAGGCGCGCCGTAAAACGACACACTTCTATCAGAATTAATAACTACGCCTTCACCGGTACCGTTCTTATAAAGATGAAGCGCACCGTCGTAATAGATGTACTGATCGGTACCCGTAGCTAGAGCAATATCATTCTGAAACGTAGTAAGCCCAATGGTGCTTACTGTAATTAGGTCTGTACCATTGTAGTCAAATGTAAGGGTATTAGCGTTGTTACGGACGCCCCAGGCGTTAGTACCTGTGGTTTCAATCCAACGTGTCTTTGCTGCTGCACCGGAGCGATAGAAACTAACTACATTCGCGTCTGCGCCGCCAAACGTTACGTTACCGCCTGCAACTGTAAGTAGGTCACTACTATGAGTAATCGTTACGTCACCGGCATCGAAGTTAATCACGCCGCCGCTTGGTAGATTGAGTCCAGCAAATAATGGAGAGCTAGAAGTAGTTAATCCGCTAATATCTGCTTGTGCGAGGGAAACAAATTTATCATATAGTGCGTTTCTACTTGGAGCATCTTCATCGTCTCCATTCCAGGAAACGCCAAAAGCTTCATCGCTTACGTTACTCCCCGTAAGCAAAAAGTCGGTTAGGTTTTGTACTGTAATACGAAGCTCTACGCGCGCACCGGCAACAAATGGCACAGCAATAGTATCTTCTTGACCGCGTACAACAATAAAATTTGTAGCATTAATTTGTGTAACTTTTACAATTTCATATGCACCTGATGTACTTTCAATCGTACAATAGAAATAATCGCCGGTATCTAGTTCGGGAAAACTAGATGTGTCGTCTACATAAATTGTAGTTGCTAGACTCGTAATAGCTGAAGTCAGAGTCGTTCTTGCATTATTCTTAAGGGTAATACCCATTATGCTCCCCTAGGAGTATAGGGGGCCGAAGCCCCCTATAAAGTTAGCTGACCGTTGCTGAGAACGGAGTAGCTTCAGTGCCCGAGGCTTGCGAATAGCCGCGAACAAAGAAGTGACCCGCGACAGCGTCGACAATCTCAAAGTACTCGCCTTGAGCGGCAAGGCCGGTCGTGGAGCGGTTGAGAGTGATCGTGTCATCGTTGTCTGCAGCCCACCAAATGTTGGGCGCAGTTGCAGTATCAGAGTCTTGGACAACGTAACCACGGAACTCGTCCGTAGCGTTACCGACCTTGATAACATGCGAGTTAGAAGTAGCCGTCACGGTGACGAGAAACTTGTACACTGCGCCGCTACCCGTTGAGGTAGGAAGGGTAACAACGCTACCCGCCGCAGTATCCAATGCGATCATCTTGCCAGCGTGCGCCGCTGCCGTGAGAGTTTTTGTGCCGCCAGCGGCAATCATCGCGTTCGTAATAACGGGGTTATTGAGCGCTTGATTGTCAAGGGCGATACCACTATAGATACCCATTATGGGACTCCTTATCCAGTGTATTTGTTAGTATTGAGCATCAACGCCCACACGCGCATTACAGCCGTAGTTGGCGTAGCAGTTAAGAACTGTACGTCAATTGTGTCTGCAGCACTGTAAAACTTGCCCGTAGAAATAGCATGTCCAACGGCGTTAATATTAAGGCCACTATGGTAGCCGTCAACAATATCGCCATCGCCCACATTAATTGTAGCTGTTTCGCCTTCAACAGTGGTTACATCAACGCCAACATTTAGTACGAGACTACCAGCTGGCACCGGAATAACCTGAATAATATCGTTAGCAGCAAGCGCGGCAGCACTACCTGCACTACGCGCCGCAACGATACTTGGAAGATCTAGTTCAACTTCAGTGAACGCAAAACGCTGTCCACCGAACGAAGAAAAAGATGCTTGTCCTTTGTTAAAGCCGATAGCTGTAGAATACGTAGCCATCGTTTGCTCCTGTTAGGAAGTGGGGGCCTAGGCCCCCATCAACCTTTAGCTGGCGGTTGCATCAAAGAACAGCGCCCAAACCTTCAGCACCGCATCAGTCGGAGCCGCAGTGTTCAAGAGCAGATCAATAGTATCCGCCGAAGAGAACAGAACAGGAGCCGCGAGACCCGTCGAGTTCGTCGACACAGCGTTAGACGCAATGTCGTTAGCGAACGCGTTAGCAGCAATCGGCGAACCGCCGGTGCAGCCAAGGTCAAACGTAGCCGTAGTATTCGTC